TTTAGATTACATTTCTGAAGCAGTATTGGGAAGAAAGAAACTTGTTAGTGAAAAGTTCCCAGACCCGAATGTATTCTACCGAGAAGGTTGGTTAAATGATACTGAGACATATCTTAAGTATGCTCAGATAGATGTTGAATTGATGGTTGAAATTGATGAATTGAATTATTGTAGTGAAGCAATTGTAGCACTACAAAGACTTCTAATTGCACCATTTAGTGCTTGTTTTTATGCGAGTCATATGGGTTCAATATATTTTATGCGTAATGCTACATGGATTGCACCAACAGGTGAAAAGGTAGAGAAGCGTCAAGAATATGATGGTGCTATGATTTATGACCCATTAAGTGAAGAAACAAATGGACTACATCTTAATGTTGCTGCTTTTGATTTTGCAGGACTATATCCTTCAATGATGATTGCAAGAAACATTTCATGGGAAACTAAATCAGAAGAACCAACAGAATTTGGTGTAAATATTTTAACACCGAGAGATTTCAGTATTACTGATAGAGAACAAATGCTCTATTATAAGACAGATAATCTCGGTCTTTTACCGAGAGCAGTTCTTGAATTAAAAGAATTGAGAAACGAATACAAGCGTCTTATGAAAGAAGCAAGAAAGAATGATGATAAAAATGAATATGTCAAGTGGTATAATAATCAAATGGCAGTAAAAAG